AAGCTACAGTTGGATCACCTCTTGAAAATGCCATATGGGAAGAGCTGGGAACAGGTGAATATGCTCTTAATGGTGATGGCAGGAAGGGCGGATGGACATATGCTGATGACAGGGGAGAGTTCCATCATACGCATGGCAAGAAGCCAAGAAGAGCTCTGGCAAAGGCTTTTGAAGCAACAAAACCCAAGATAGTACACCATGCAGAAAATGTATTCCGGGAGGGCTTTAAATGACAAGTAAAGCATTGAAGTTCATAAGTGATAGCTTGGCTTCAATCGGTATTAGATATTCATTCATGGAATGGAAGTCAATACCTGCTTATCCATATTTTGTAGGAGAATACCAGGAAACAGAGCCAATGAACGAAGATGGAATGCATGAAGCATCATTCATCCTCACAGGCTTTTCTAGGGGCTCATGGTTGAAGCTAGAAGAAGCAAAAGAAGCTATTGAAAGACTATTTAATACTACAACAGGAAAGACGGCAATCTTTGAAGATGGTTCAGGGATTGCCGTTTTTTATACAAATTCATTCCCTGTCAGGGAAGAGAATGCGGCTATAAAAAGGATACAGATTAATTTATCAGTTAAGGAATGGAGAGTGAATTAAATATGGCATTAACATTTGAGGAGTTTAAGTCATCAGGAATTACGAAGAACACACCGAAGAATATGGTGTTCGGTGCAGGAACTATCCATAAAGGACTTAAATTTGATAGCACCACTAAGAAGTGGAATTTTGCGGAAAGTCTTATTGGTGCCACATCAGGTGGAACCAAGCTGTCTATTAAGCCGGAGCTCAAGGATATTGAGCTTGATGGTGCTCTTGTTAAGATGAAGGAACTTACGCTTAAAACAGGAGAGGCTGCACAGATTGAGACCAATATGGTAGAGCTCACACCGGATACAATTAAGATGGCAGTCATTGGCAAGGATGGTGACTCTACAGTAGATGGTTATGATGTGATCGAGTCAAAGGCAAGAATAGAAGAGGGAGACTATATTGACGACTTCGGCTACATCGGAAGGTTCTTGGATGGCCGACCTGTAATTGTAATCTTTGACACCGCCCTCTGTACATCAGGTTTTGAGATTGATGGTAAAAATAAGGAAAATGGAACATTCGCATATACCATTGAATGTTATTCCAATCTTTCACCGGCAGCAGACACATTGCCTTACCACATATATCTTCCGCAGGGAACTA